TCCCTTTGTTCAAGGGCACACGCATAGGATACCCCCCGCCCCTAAAGAAGTTACCAGAACGCATGGCAAAAAAGTCTAAGCCTACTCTACCTGCGACACCGGGCGGGGCCTTCCATGCTGACCTCGGGCTACCCGTTGACTATCGGCGCGAAGAGCATTGCGCGGCCCTGTCGTCTTTGATTGACGAGGCTCGCGCTGCCGGCAGCCTGACTGCGGTCGCGAACTTTACAAAGCAGCTCGCTGCCCTGGGCGGTCTAAGCGCGCCGCTGGTTGACGAGGCAAAGGCGGTCGCCGAGCCTGCGACGTACCTCGACAGCTTGCGCGAACGGCTGGCGACTGCACGCGACATGCGGCAACGTGCAAGCAAGGCGGGATCGTTTGGCTCGGCTGCGCAGCTGCTACATCAGGAGCTGGACATTCTGCGCATGATCGCTGACGAGACGCGAGCGCAGCCGTCTGCGGTCACCGAGCTGTCAGACGCCGACCTCGTTGCGCAGATAGCCGCCGACGTCGCGGCGCTCCCCCCGACCGTTCGGGCGCGAGTGCAGGCGGCGACCAGCGGGCCGAGCTTGCGTCTGGTTGGCGCTCGTAAGACCACGGCATGACTGCGGAGCGCCTGCGCGTCAACCTTGCCGAGTATGCTCGACGTCGGCGCGAGCGTCCGCTCGACTACATGCGCTGGCTTGTCCCTCAGGACAAGTGGCTACGGATGACCGGCGACAAGCTCTACCGCGCTGGTAATCAGGCGCTCGGCAAGTCGACGGCGGGGCTCGCCGAGGTCATCTGGGCGTGCCTCGGGACTCACCCGCACTACCCGACGAAAGCGCCTCCGGTGCAGGTCATCGTATGCAGCCTGAATCAGTCGCAGTCAATCAGCATCCAAGGCAAGTGTCACGACCTGATACCCGCAAACACGCTTGCCGATGACTGCGAGTACAACGCAAAGACCGGGTACGGTGCGAATCGGCCCTTGACGCGCTTTTCCAACGGCAGCACGATTCGATGGGTGACGGACGATCAAGGGCCGCGCAGCGTTGCCGGCGCGACGGTTGACCTCGTTCTCGTTGACGAGCCGTGCAGCCCCGAGATGATGCGCGAACTGCGTAAGCGCGTGCTCGTCAAGGCCGGTCGGATTGTAATGACATTGACCCCCATCAACGGCCCCGTCGAGCACATACAAGCGGCCGTCGAGGCCGGGCACATGCCGGAGGTACACGCGCCGCTAACCGTCGACAACCTGATCCACGTCGACACCGGCGAGCTGCGCACGCTGGAGGATGGCACGCTGTGCGATGACGAATGGATAGCGAGGATGTGGGCGAAGGAACCTGCGAGCTGGGCCGGCATCACGCTTGACGGGCTTTGGGAAATGCGTCCCCAGGGCGCATGGTTTGCGCCTATCTGGTCAGCGGCGTCTCACGTCTCGGACTCCGCGATGCTTGACGGCGAGAGCTATTGGCATCTCGGCATCGACTACGCGAGCGCCGACCGGCCTCAGGGTCTGGTCGCCGTGCTCGTCCGAGTAGAACCTACTCGCGGCGATGCAGGCCGACAGAGCGAGAGCATCATCGTCGAGGACTTAGTAAGCCTGCCGGGTTCGGCGACGGTCACCATGTTCGCTGTCGAGATCGTAAAGATGCTGAAGCGCAACGGCCTACAATGGCGCAACTTGCGCACGGTCTACGGCGACAACCCGGTGCAGGGCCGACACGAATACAAGGGCAACTACGACCTGACGCGCCGTCTCGCGCTCGAGCTGCAAGTCGCGCAGACGGGTATCTCGCCCAGAATCCTCGGCGCAAAGGAACGAATGTCCGGCGGCAGTCGCGATACCGGGTGCCGGTATCTGTACGAGGCGATGGCCTCGCAGCGTCTGGTCGTGCGCAGCCGGTGCAAGGTGCTCATCGAGGCGATCGAGTCGTGGGACTACACCGCGCAGCATCCGGCGAAAGACCGCATCGACGCCTTGCGTTATGCCTTGAAAGACTACATATTCCCGTCTGGTCGGCAGTTCGCCAGCGTCACCCGTGTAAGGTAGGCTCTACTATGTACCATACCGACAGCCTCTACATCATCCCGCCCCCCGGCGACGACCTCGGCGAGCTTACCCGGTGGGAGCATAGCCGTCTGGTGCGGCGTATGTTGGACGGGGCATGGGAGCAAGACCTACAAAACCGGGTAGCGCGAGAGGTCGGCAGAGAGAGAGCCGACGCATGGGGCGTGGCTAAGACAACCTCGATGCCGCTGGTCAGCATCTGCCGCGAGACGGCCGCGCTCTACCTCACCGAGCCCGAGGTGCGCGTCGGCGACACTCCGATCTTTGGGCCGTTTGCTCAGGCGATCACGGCCTCGGGCTTGTGGCCTCGGATGCCACGATTCCAGGCGATGACGATCGGGCTACGCGAGTGCGCCTGGCGCGTCTCGGTGTTGCCGGCTGGCGAGATCCAGTACCGGCCGGTGTTCCCTGACATGATGATCTGCGAGGGCAGCGACGACCAGCCGGATACGCCCTACGAGGTCAAGGAGATGCGGTACCGCGATGACTACGGGTGGTGCTGGGACTACCTTTGTATTGACCCGACCGACCCCGAAGGCCCGGTCTACAAAGTGATGCAGGTGTCGACGGGTGCCGACATTAGCATCGAGGTGCTCGGCGGCGACTTCAGCGGGCCGAACTATCCCTACCGTCGCAGCGACGGCACGCCGATTCTTCCCTACGTTCTGTACCACGCCGAGAGCCTCGGCGACCGGCTATGGAACTGGCGCGGCAACTGGGAGACGGTGCAGGCCTGTTTGGATCTTGGGGTCAACAACACCTTCTTAGGCCATGTGCTCCGCGATGCCAGCTTCCCCCAGCGGTACACGCTCGACTGCGGATTCGTCGGCGCGATCCCGGCGGGCATGGACAGCTTTAGTCAGCGTGTCGAGGTCATCGCCGACCCTGCGGTAATCATGCGCGCCGAGTCAACGCAAGAGGGTCGCCAGCCTATGATCGGTCAGTTTCAGGCCGGGGCCGATCCTGTCGCGATGGAGGGCGTCATCAGCTCGATTGCGAATCGCATCGCCATCGACGCGGGCCTGCCGCCTGCCGACATCCAGCGCATGGGCGGTACGGCGCGCAGCGGCTACGCGATCGCGCTGTCCAACGAAGGCAAGCGGGCAGCGGCTCGTCGGTACGCTCCTGTGTTTCGACGCGCCGACGAGCAACTGATGAGCACGACGGCCGTTTTGTGGAATCGTGCGACTGGCGCTGCGCTCCCCGAGCTGGGCTATCAGATCACATACAAAGACCTGCCGCTGTCCCCCGAAGAGCTGCAGGCCCGACGCGCAAACGTGATCGAGCTGATGGGCGCTGGTCTGCTCTCGCGCACCCGCGCTTACATGGAACTCAACCCGGGCATGACCGAGGCGAGCGCGGTCAACGAGCTTGCGCGCATTGACGCCGAGCGCCTTCGCATGTCCATCCCCTAACCCCCGAGGCAAAGTGAACGACACTACCACTACCCCTATCCCCGAGACTCTCGACATCCCCGAGGATGCCACCCCGAAGGCTCGCGATCGCATCGTTGCGCTCGCTGCTGAAAAGGCGCAGCTTCGGTCGCAGCTTGACTCGCTGACCCCGCAAGTCGCGGCGGCGGCAACCCTGCGCGGCGAGCTGGACACGCTGCGCGCACAGCACGACGCAGCTCGCGCAGAATGGCAAGCCGCGCAGACCGGCTGGACTACCGAGCGGGCGATCCTCTCGGCGGGCATCGTAGACCCCGAGGCAGCCGACATCGTGGCGCACGCTTACAGCCGAGTCGCAACACCTGCCGAGGGCGCAAAGCCGTCGCTTGCCGAATGGCTGGCGAATCGCGAGGCGCTCCCCAAAGGTGTACGCGCTTACCTCCCCGATGCGGGCGCGGTGGCTGCACCGGCTACGACAGGTCAAGCGCCTACGTCGCCTGCTCTCTCGCCTACGCCAGCGGTGAACGCCGGGGCATCGAGCGGCACGGCAGCGCCGGCTAAGACGTTCTCGCCCGAGGCGATTCAGCAGATGCTCGGCACCCCGCAAGGCAGGGCAGCGTATGCGGCGAATCGGACTGCGATCCTTGCCAGCCTAAAGTGATACATGTGACACGTTGACACGCTCACTCGAACGTGTCACGATGTCAGTACCGTAGGCGGTCGGGTCGAGCCCCCGTAAAAACAGAGCGCACGCCGGATGATGATCTTCCCTTTCGCTCACCCTGTCTTTTGGAGTCTACGATGGCTGATGCCCCGATTACTTATTCTAGTCTGAACAACGTTACCGTTGCTTCGACCCTTGCGGCCGAGCTGCAGCTTGCGCTCGGCGATCGCGCCTCCCTGATGAACCACCCCGCGATCGCATACGTCGGCGACGTCGGCGGCAGCGGCTCGTCTGCCAAGAAGGTCGGCATTGTCTCGACCGGCCTTGATCCGATGTCGGCCGTTGCTGACGGTAGCGCCGTCGAATCCGTGGCGCTGACCAATGCCAGCGTGACCATCACCGTTGCTCGTCAGGCTTTGTACCGCGGCGTGACTGACCTTGCCGGGCAGACCTGGGCAAACGTCGGCGACCTCGTGACGTACCTTGCGAACGACATGGTAGGCGCTGCGATGCTCCGTATGCAGACCCTCATCTGCACGGCGGGCGCGGGCTTTTCGACCAGCGTCGGAACCAGCGGCGCGGCTCTGACCGTGACCAACATCTTTAGCGCGATTGCCGCGCTCGAAGCGCAGTCCTGCCCTGGCCCGTTCTTGGCCGTTGTCAGCCCGAAGCAGCTCACCGACTTTCAGAGCAGCCTTCGCTCTGAGACTGGCGCGCTGCAATGGATTCCCGCGACTGCTGAACTTTTGGCCGTAAAAGGTCAAGGGTACGCAGGAAGCTACCTCGGCATCGACTTCTTCGTGTCGTCGAAATGTTCCACCTCCGGCTCTGACAAGCTCGGCTTTGTCATCTCGTACGGCGCTATCGGCTACGCTGACGGTACCCCGGCGCCCATCATGGGCAGCGGTGGCGTCATCTACCCGATGGGCACGAAGATGTACGTCGAGATGGGCCGCACCCCTGAGAGCGCGCTCACCAAGATCGTCGGCAACTACTACGTCGGCGTCGCCGAGCTGCAAGACCTGATGGGCGTCCAGCTCACGACTCGCGCCTCGTAGTCTCTTCCTCCAGCCTGACCGGTGTCACAACCGGTCGGGCTTCCCCTCCCTCTCACACAGGCTATCGACACATGGCACTTGTAAACCAATACGCTCCGAAGGCCTACGCCTCAACGGCAGCGACTACCGGCCTTGCGCTCAACGCGGGCGACTACCCTGACTTTAGGTTGACGTATCACCCGAAGCGCTGGGCCTTTCACATGACCGACGACGGCGGTGCGGGCGAATGGCTACCCTACCTCGGTCAAATCCAGTTTATTCCCGGCGTCAACGCAGTCGACAAGGACGGCGATGTGTCACTTGCCTTCGCAGAAAAGATGCGTAAAGGCTGGACAATCATTGAGCCTGCGTCTGACTACATTGCAACCTACGATGCTCGCCCGCTCCCCAGCGGCAAGGTGCCGACCATCTACCTGCCGGTCTGGATGGTGCCGACTCCTCTTGGCAACGAAGTGCGCGTCAAGTACGACAAGGAGGTACATTTTCAGTTTCTGCGCGACCTCGTAGCAAGCGGACGTTTGCCGGCTCTCGACCCTGATGCAGCCGAGATTATCCGCAACCGCGTGCAAGACGAGCACGACCGCGATGCAGGCGACGGCTCCAGCGACGGCAAGGCGGCACGTCGGGCAACGCAGGCGGCTAAAGTGCTTGCGGCTATGGATGCAGCTCCTGTCGCAGCTCCTGCAAAGCCGGCGAAGCGGTCGGTGCGCCCATGACCGAAACCGAGGCGCGCAAAGCAAAAGACGGACTCGCCCGCAAGATGTACGAATCGGGCGGCAGCGATGCCGTCAAGCGCAGCGAAAAGCTGCGCGAGCAAGCCGTCAAAGACTTGATCCGCATCAAAAACAACAAGTAGGAGTATCATTACATGGCTACCCCAGAAAAGATCGCTCAGTACCGCAACGCCCAGGGCTTCACCGGCCTCGTCGTCAAGGACAACGCTGACGCATCTGACGGCGTTCTACTCGGCGGGCACATTGTCCACGCCGGTATGATCACGCCTGCCGGTGCATCGACTGTGGCGCTCGGCGCAAACAGCGGTAACGCTGCTGTACTTCCTGCGGGTACTGGCTCGTTTTACCCCACGACCGGCGCTGACGGCACGGTGGGCGTGCGCATCAACGGGGCCGATAAGGTCGACGGCAAGATGCTCTTTATCGGCAACGGCGCATCTGCGTCGGTGCTCAAAGTCTACCCTCCGACCGGTGGCACCATCAACGGCGGCGCAGCGGATGCAGCTTATTCGTCTGGCTCTGGGCGCGGTGTGCATCTGATCTGCCTGTCCAGCTCGGCAAACACTTGGGCCGGGTTCTAAAGCATGTCTGGTAGCGAGACAATCTACACAGCGCGTCTCATCGGCCCCGAGATCATCGAGGCCGGTCGGGACAATGTTGTGTCGTGTCCCGTCTACCTCAACGGCGCGGTCGTGACTCCCTCGGCCGGCACGCTGACGATCTACACCTCGCAGAATGTCGCAGTCTCTGCGGGCTCCGTGACCGTCGTCGGAGGTGTCGCTCAGGCTACCGTCACGGCGTCCGCTCTGTCTGCCTACCAGCCCGGCGACGGGTGGCGGTTCGAGTGGGCGCTGACGATCTCATCGGTCGTCTACACCTTCCGGCGCGACGGCTCGCTGGTGTATCGCCGTCTCTACCCGGTGGTCACCGACGTCGACCTGATGCGCTCGCATACCGACCTTGCGCGTCGGATGCCGACGACCGAGGCGAGCTATCAGGACTATCTGGACGAGGCATGGGCGCGCATTGAGTCGCAGCTCATCAACACGGGCAAGCGTCCCTGGCTTGTCATGGCTCCCTCGGCCTTGCGCGACTGCCATGTGTATCAGACGCTGGTGCTCATCTTCAGGGACTTTGCGACCGCTGGGCCGGGTACTGCCGAGTGGGAGATGATGCTGCACTACGAGGCGCTTCTCGAGCGCGCATGGGGCATCCTGACGTACCCGCAATGCGAGCCTAAGACCGGCAAGGCCGAGGGCGAGGCCGGCGCTCGTACCAGTCCGACCGGTACGATGTGGGCCGGCTCGCGTCGTAACGGCGGGTTTTACGTATGAGTGCGGCGACAGTCCGTGCGCAGCTCGCTACGCATCTGGCGACCGGCTACGGACTCACCCGCGAGAGCCCCGAGCCTGTCGCTTTTATGCGCTCGGCAAGTCGTAGCCCGGTGCATCTGGAGTTTGGGTGTAGCGTCGACTCGACGCAGCCTATCGACGGCCGCAAAGACCTCGTAAGCAGCGAGGTGCATGTATTGATCGCGTATCAGCTCCCGCCCAAAGACCGGGTAGCCGGGTACGACTCCATGCTTGCGCTCGATACAGCCATCACCGACGCGGTGCAGCTAAGCGCCTGGGTGACCGGGCCGAGGCTCGCGTCTTTCGTGTGGCGCAATACATCCAGAACAGCCGGCGTCGACGGCTGGATATGGATAGACCAGACGTATACCGCACTTCACTTACTCGCTTAGGAGCATCACATGGCAACGATCGCATCTACTCCCATTGTCGCCGCTGATGGCGTCCTGACTATCAAAGACGGTACGGGTACTCCGCTGTCCTACACGGTCGCCTACGACATGGGCGATTTCAAGATTGGCGGCTTGAATGTAGCAAACAAAGAGAGCCTGAACTTCTATGCTCGCGGCGTGTTCTTTGGTGCTCGCGACATCAAGAGCAAAGAGTTTACTTTCAGCTTCACCGCGCACCTCATCGGCCTGCTCGGCGAGACTGGGGCGCCGACGATCAATGACGTCATCCTTCGTAAGAAGGACTGGGCCGCGGCTGTCTCGACGTTGCCTGCTGCAGCTGGTGACACGTTTCACCATACAATCCTCTGGACTGTCGAGCGCAGCAACCTCGGCGCGACGACTGACGACACCTTCACGCTCAAATACTGCGAGCTGTCGGTAGATTGGGCCGAG